TACAATTACTGCGGCTAGTAGCGGAGATAGTGCATTTGATAGAGATGCTGATTTTGCAAATGTAGCCGATAGTGCTACAACTACAGAAGATCTAGGATCAGTGATTGATAGCGCAGACTCTTCTTTCGATTTAGGAACAATTGCTGTTCAAGGTAATGTTGTAACAGGTAGCATTGTTGATAGTAATGTCACTAGTGCTAAACTAAGTGGACTTACAAATGCTAGTAGTGGCACTGTGGTAGCAGACGGAGATGGAACGTTCAGCATTGCCGCAGGCGGATCAGCCATCAGTGATGGAACCAGCACACTAGACTTCAATGGCAGTAACCAAGTACAAAGTGATGCCAGTATTGTTCCAAATGCCAACGGCACACTGGACTTGGGCACTTCTGCTCTGCGTTGGCAAAACATATACACAAGCGATTTAAATTTAAGCAATGGTGTAGGCGATTACACAGTGGTTGAAGGTGAAGAAGACTTGTTCTTGTACAACAACAAATCTGGCAAAGTATTCAAGTTTGCACTTATCGAAGTTGATCCAAGTGAAGCAACACCAAAAATTGAGGATCTAAAAAATGGCAGTAATAGGTGATGGCAACTTAATCAAAGTGCAAACCTATGGCACTGGCAGTGGAACACCCAGCACAGGCACAGCAGGTGCCAGCACGGCTTGGAGCACCTGGGATACAGATCAAACAAACTACACAGGTACTAGAAACACCAGCAACTCATTGATCATGGAGTTTACCAAATTACACAGCACCAGCGACTTAAAAATTGTGTGTAACTTTCCTGGTTACCTAGCAGGAGGAGCACATGGTGTTGGCATCAGAATGATGATAAGCAAAGACAATAGCACCTACTATGCGGACATGCGAGATGATGGACCAGCAGATCAGTGGGGAGCATTTGGACTGGGTGGAAACACAGCAATAATCACACGCTATGAATGGAACACTTTTATGATCGATAACGCTCGTAGTTCAGGATTTAACGCACACACTGGCACAGTGTATTTTTATTTTCAATACTGGATTTGGACCACTGATACTTTTTATCCACTTCATTATGCTAACTCCACCTATCCAAAATATGGCACTGTACAATGTTATGAGATTGAAAGATAATGTCAGTATTAGGTTCAGGCACACTCATAAGAGAACAGTTGTATGGCACTGGTACTGGTGTAACACTAACTACCAATACTACAACATGGAGCACCATACCTCTCAATGGTACAAATTTCAGCGGCAATAGACATGCAAGTAACAATAATATAATAAAATTTAGCAAACAAAGTTCAAACAGTTACTTGTTGATAAGCATCACTTTTCCTGTCTATCTAGCAGTAAGTACTAATGGGATAGGCGTAAGATGTGTGTTTAGTACTGATAACTCAACCTATTACAATGATGCACTGGACAATGGACCTGCACATCGTTGGGGAAGTATGGGATATGGTGGCGGCACTGCATACATATGCAGACACATGTGGGATAGTAGACAGTTTGATTTACAACGATCATCAGGCATAACTGCTCATACTGGAGATTTTTGGTGCTATTTCCAAGCCGCAACTTGGAACGGCACTGATACAATGTATATGCTTGGATACAGTGTTACATATCCCAAGTATGGATCTATGAGCATAAGGGAGTACTTAGCATAATGCCTGTAATTTATTCTGGAGCACCTATAGGATCAGCAAGTTGGAGCACAGGCGATGGACCTAATGTGGCTGGTAGTAACACCACAAGTTGGGTCACACTTGACATCAACAGAGATGATGAAACTGGATCATTCCAAGCCGCCGACAGCAACATTTGTACCTATTCCAAGCAACACAACAGCAGCCACTTGCTTATCACTTGGTGGATACCTGTGTATATAGCCACCGGCGGCAGTGGCAATGGCTTTAGATTACACATTAGCACTGACAATAGCACATACACAACTGATGCTATGGATAATGGACCAGCACATGGGTGGGGTGCGCATGGATACGGTGGCAACGCCGCTGGAGTGTGGTGCTTTACATGGGATACAAAAATTATAGATACATATAGAAGCACCAGTTTTGAATCACACACAGGAACAACTTATTTTTATTTTCAATGGAGAAACTGGGTTAGTACTGACACCAGTTATCCTATGACATATCATTCAAGTTATCCTAAATATGGAACAATTGAACTTTTGGAGTACGCAGTATGACAACACCAACATATGATGACGTCAGTCATCCACCTCCGGGTATTATACAAGCACTGGTTGCACTAGCACCCAATACACAATGGTATGTGCGAGGTGAAATCACAAACGAAACTGACTTTACAAACAATGTTTACAAAATCACAGGAGCAGACAGTAACGGTAGTGCTATCTTGAGCAATGATCCTGCAGATGTTGTGCTTACATGGACAAATGTAAATACCAAATGGACAGAACTTAAAAATGCTCATCCTATCAGTTTACTACGAATTGAACGTAACAGGCTGTTGGCAGAGACAGATTGGGCAGGCAATTCGGATGTAACAATGAGCAGTGAAATGACCACATACAGACAAGCATTGCGAGACATTACAAACACATACAGTTCGCTAGATGACGTGGTATGGCCCACAAAACCATAAATAAATAGTAATAAGGATGTAAAAAATGGCAACACAAATACAATTTAGAAGAGGCTCTAGTACACAGAACGATGCTTTTACAGGAGCAATCGGCGAAATTACTGTTGATACAACAAATGATAGTATTAGAGTGCATGACGGTTCAACTGCAGGCGGATTAGAAACAAACGCTAAACAAGCAACATACGCTGACGTTGCAGAACGCTATCAAGCAGACGGTGAATATGAACCTGGTACACTGTTAGTATTTGGTGGTGAACAAGAAGTAACTATTGCCACAACAAATATTAGCAAACGTATTGCTGGTATTGTTACTACTGATCCTTATTGTATTATGAACAGTCCTAAAGACCGTAGAGATGATCCAACATTTCCTGCAATGGCACTGTTAGGTCGTGTTCCTGCTAAAGTAGTTGGTGAAGTGCAAAAAGGCGATTTAATGGTATCTAGTGATACTGCTGGTCACGCCTGTGCTTGGACCGACGAAGGATCACCGCCTGCCGGCAGTATTGTTGGCAAAGCAGTACAAGATAAAACTGGCGCAGAAGCCGGTGTTATTGAGGTAGCAGTAGGAATCAACTAACATGCCCCAAACTCGGTTTTACACCGCAGACTACCTAGGGGAGATGGTTAGCGCAAATACAAGTTGGAAAACTAGAAACGATCCAAGTAGTATGACCTGGGTCGAACGAACCATTATCAATGACGCACACAACGGCGTGGCTCATGTTATAGGTAACAGTACATCAAGAAAAGATTTTAATTTACCTTTACTAAAAGGACAACACGGTGGCGAAGGTGGCGTACAGAGTGTTGGACAAACTTACGGATGCAATTTACTTTATAAAGATTTTAAACCAGATTTTTTAATTTGCACAAATAAAATTTTATGTAAAGAAATTGCACTCAGTGGTTACTGTGAGGATAATATTGTTTTCTCTAATGTAAAAAACATACTAGAATATCCAGGAAACTTTCATCTATACCCAAAATTATTTACTGCAAGCATAGGAAATCTTGCACTAAGACTAGCATGTGCAGATGGACATGATAATATTTTTATGTTGGGTATGACTACTTATAATAGCGACATAGATAATTTATATTATGGACAACACGAAGTATACAAAGAAGTTAATCAAGAAGGAGCAAACTCAAAACTTATAAAAGATTCTTGTAAGATTTTTTTAACTTATCCGGATGTAAAATTTTATTATGTTTGTAAAGATCTTGGACTAATGCCGGAAGAATATAACTGGTGCCCTAATGTAGAAGAAATAACAATACTGCAGTATTATAATTTAGCACAGTTAGGTGCTATTGCACATTAGATCTTCTATAGTTTTTATTTTATCTATTATCTCATCAATTTTAAACGTAGTAAAAACACCAGGATGTAAAGGTTTAGGCCAACTATCTAATTTACTCCAAGCGTATCCTTTATGTTCTTTGTTAAGTTTTGGTACAAATTCTTCTTCTACTACACAAACATATGTGCTGTAACAAAAGTTATTTTTACTATTGGTAAATTTTTCAACTGGAATAGTTTTGAGCACCAATGGCATAAACCCTATTTCTTCAATTATTTCACGCTGTAGAGCAGTATATTCTGTTTCATCTCGTTCAACTTTACCGCCAACAAAGGCCCATGTACTATCATACCGCGCACCGTTGCGCAGTACAAACAAATAACGTCCAGTTGTTTTGCTTAAGAACAGTGCGCCTACACTGCTATTAAATGACGATACTCCAGTCGCCTGCTCGATATTCGCCTTCATAGGATTTTACCCATTCTGTGCCTGTGTACTTATATTGTAGTCCAGTGTGACTATTTGTCATATAGTGTACACCCTCTTCTGCACTACTGTCAAATGCTACTTGCCAATCAGTACCGTTATACTCGATAATGTCATTTGCACCTGCAACTAAACTGCCCCACGCATCAGGACCATCTGTGTTGCTTGCACTACCTATTGCATTAAGTACAAGATATCTTTGTCCTGTTGCAGCAGTGGCTAATCCTGCGTCAGGTGCGCTACGCAAAGGATTAATAATTTTGTCCACTGCAGATATGTCATTTGTAGGGATAGTATCACTTTGTACAGTCCATAGTAGTTTGTATGGATCACTAGGATGGAAAGCAATAGTGCCTACAATTTCTGCTGCGCCGCCCGTTTCTAATCGTATTTGACTGATGCCACTTTGTAGTTCGCCATATTGATTTATAAGTGCCGCCCAACTTGTATCATCATCTCCGATTTTTTCTGGAGGATCATTAAGTGGTGAATAGTCTACTTTGTTTGTGCTAGTTTCATTACGATCTAGAATTTGAATTGTATTTCCTAATACAATTATTCCAAAGTTCATAGGCGTAAACTTCATACGTTCGCCTAGCAGTA